ATTATCACTAAATGATTGACTTGCAATCACCCTTAAAGTGAACGCAGTAGGCCCACCGCTAGTTAGTCTACCCATTCCAAAGTTACCAGCATTACCAATTGTACTACTTCCGCCTAAAGTAGCAGTGTTATTAAAAGTCCAACTAGTAAAATTTTGGTAATATGGGTTACTTACTGCCTCATACGGTTGTTGACCGGTACCATTATTAAATGTACCTGCTGTAGTAAACCCTTTATCTACAGTGTAGTTTACATTATCTATAAAAGTACTAGTTACTCTTGATGATCCGGTCCAATGTTGTGATAATCTACCACCGTTTAATGCTTGAGTAAAGTAGGTACTACCTAAATTTTGTTGAGTGTTACTAACTCCACTCCAAGTACGTGTATTAGGCTTTGCATCAGCTACATCTAATGATGAACTTAATACACCGGCCATAAATCTTACTATTTCTGATACATTAGTGTTATGATCGAAGTTATTAAAGTAAGAACCGCCTAAGTTTTCTTGCCATTTATTAGAAGTAGGATAACCTACGTTTACATTATTGGAATAAAGTGCAGTAGAACTAGTAGAATCGGTGAAAATATTAGTAGTTCCATCTGATTTTATTCTAAATCTTTCTACGCTAGAAGACTCTAACGTAAATATACTACTGCTAATATGGACAGAAGCAGTTACACTCCCGGTTAGCATTCTAGTTGCATCAACTGAACCAGATACAAGAGCAGGTAGATCTTCTATTTCACTAAACTTACTTCCTGTAATGAATCCTAAGTCCGATATTTGTGCAGATCTAGATATTAATCCTGTTATACTAGAAGATAAAAACCCTAGAGCGTCTATTTGAGCAGAACTACTTACTATTCCTAAAGGTAGTGATTGTTCAGTTACTTCTTCTAGCTCTCCAGATGATGAAATGGAAGCTTCATAAATAGTGTCTATAATATCACCAGCATTATTAACTACCTGCAAGGATGACGTAGTAATAAGTATGTTACCTACTCTAATCCCTTCTTCTTCACCAGATACTGTTGAAAATATTTCACCGTCTTTAACAAACTTTAAAGAAGAAGTAGTTAAGTATAGATCTCTAAAAGGTTTGGTAACTGAACCTAAGTCATATAGTCCGTTTCCTAGGTTATCAGCTTCAGGTATAATATGTCCACTTATAAACTGTGTACCGGTAAAGTGATTTGAACCAGTAGTTGCGTATCCTCCTCCTTCTATTGATGCAGTCCAAGAGTTAATAGAAGAGGTCCATAAAGTAATAGCACCAAACTTAATCTGATCAGCACCTTGCCCTGATTCTAAGGTAGTAATCCTAGTATTTATATCACTCCCGTTAAATATTAACTGGGATCCTGATATTTTTAAGGAACCGGTTATAGTAATAGCATTAGGATGAGGTACTATACTTGAGTTAAATACTCCATCCCTGTTGAATACTAATGATCCGGTTAATATACTATCAAATCTAGCCATTTACTTAGATATCGTTAACATTACCAGTTGTTTCTGTTGTTACTTTAACAGAAGCTTTTGAATAATACTTCTTAGTGTTATGAGCTTGTGCGTTTATAGCATCAGTTATAATATGACCAAGTAAATTAACTGCAAACTCAGTTTTTACTATACGGTCATTACCTTGAACTACCTCTGTAGCTGTAGTATAGTTATCAATCATAGCTCTAAATCTAAATCTATTGGGATCTCCCCAGTAGGAATCAGATGCAAAGTTTACTCCTTCTATTATTTTGTTATTCTGTTCCATGTAATCAGTAAAAATAATACAAGAATATACTATATTAACATAATCTGGTATAGCTACTGCATGGTATTCTTTAATAGGTTCTCTGTTATTAAGTATTCCGAACCTATCATATTGATTTTTACGTGAAAACTTAGTTTCAAACACACCATAATGTACGGGTTTATTGCCATCTAGCTTATTTCCTAGGTTTCTATTACGTTCTAAGCTATCTCTCCTAAATACTATTAAAGGAGCTTGCATTTTACCGTTTTTATCCCGGTAATAACCGTCTTTCTGCATGGCTGCCCAACGTTCAGGTGAGCCATATACCAATGGAACGTTTATTATCTTACCATTTTGAGAGACTTGAGGTCTTAATACTTCATTAAAGTAGTAAAATATAGCTTCATCTATATCTTTTATACCGATAGTAAGATTTTGTACACTATCATCTCTACTTATCTGATAAGCTCTATTAACAGATGTAGATGCTGTGTTCAATCCTAGACTTTCGTTAGATATTTGCTCTTGAGACTTAGGTGTAGGTGTGTTTTCTGCCATATTATCTTACTTCTGTTATACCAACTCTGTCGGCTCTTGTTAAATGACAATCTAAAATAATAGATAATGAAGAACCAAACCCGTCGCCATAAGAAGCAAGGTTATAACTTTTGTCTCGACCTAGAAATAACTGATTTTCACGTACAGTATCGACTTCATAGAAGTCATTATGCCACTGTACTATATCTCCTACCTCAGGTAGTATAGATACATCTTCAAAATCAGGTCTTAGGAAAGCAAATGATGCTTCTCTACCTAGATCAGGACCAAAATCGTCAATATCTATTACTTGATCACCTCTAGTAATAAGATAGTTAAGTTTTACTGCATTCCAATAGGATTTCTGTAGTGATTCACCGTATAAGTTTATATCTGAGTCTTCTAAACTTAGTTTATGGTATAGAATCTCCTGTTCTACTATATCCTTTAGTAGTTCCCTGTTAATATTAACAAGTAAATCAAAATCTCTATTAGATCCAAACAGCATATTAGTACTCTCCTGGTCGTTTCATGCGTTCAACTGAGTTTGCAGCCACTTTAAACGCGTTTATTTCCACATATTTACTCATAGCATTGCTTTTTAACGCATCAAACGCTTCAGAAGCTGGTTTCTGAGTAATAAGCTTTACTTTAAATATATACTTCTTTGTAACCTCATCAGAACCTGCAATAGTACAGGTAGTTACACCTGGTAATGCACGTATAAGGTCAGCTAACACAGAAGGACTAGTATCTCTACTAATAACCTGTACCATAGCACGATATGGAGTGTAAGTAGCTTCGCCTAATATGATATCTTTTAGTTTCATTAACCTATATATATAGTCATGGGAACATCTCCCAATGTCTTCTTTAAGTTTTCCCCTTCATTAGCCTTTCTTTCTAGTTGAGACTGTCTAGATGTTTGATCTAACATTTCTCTTAACTGAGTAAGTAATGCTTCTTTCTCTGTTCTTGCGTCTGCTAATAAATCTGCTTGATTTAAAGTAGCTTCACTACCAGGAACAGGTACTACTTGGTACTTTCCTCTAATATACCCTAATAACTCTTTAGCTAATGCTAGAGTATACCTAAATACCCACTGTCTACCTACACTATTAATACCGGCATAAGAAGGATTACTATAAGGAACTTCAGCTACATTAGTAATAACACTAGAGCCGTCTAATAAACTAGCAGCTTTTTTATCATCTACCTTATAATATTCAAATCTTAGATTGTATCCTTTTTTCGGAACAGGAAATATCTTAAGTTTATTGTTTACAAGTTCAAAAGAGTAACTAGATCTTCTTACCTGATCATTAAACTCTATTGCTTGAACTTTCATAAGATCAAATGAAGTAGGCATTAATAGAAAGTTTACTCCCGGACTATAAGAACCGAAGTCAAAAGCATCCATTAACGATTGCATTCCCGTTCCAGTACCAGCATAGGGATCAAAATATCTCATAATAGCTGGTGGAGCTTCGTAAAATACCTTTCTGATTTCTATACTACCGGTTATGCCTTCTTCTGTAGCCCAAGCATCTAAGTCATAATCTTGTTTAGATGCCGATACTGCTAATGAACCGGTATGTCTTGTTACAAACCCTCCTACTTCAGCTTCTTGTCCATAGTTCTTAGCAATATTGACTATTCTATCTAAGGAAGGGTTTAATATTTTATTATTAGCACTACCTGCTGTGCTATCACTACCTTCTAGATTAAGGTAGTTTTCTCTTATCTTATATTGAAATACTTCGTTTCCATAAGTAGTAACAGCTTCTTCAAAACATGCAAAAAAGTTACTGTCTTGTAACTCTACATCCATCAAAGGGTAACCCAAACGAGAGCCACAAAACTTAGCTACCTTTACAGCATCGCCTTGAAAGTCACTATCGCTATCATAAAATCCGAAAGGAGTGGAACTACCAGAAGTAAAAGTTGCTGATCCGTCCCATATTGTTACACTTGCCATTTTCTACGGTTTTATATAAATAGTATAAAAAAAGAGGGCACAAGGCCCTCTTCTTTATTTAAATGCTAAGGTTAATCTTAGATCTGAGCAATGTCAGAAATAAAGATTTTACCGTAGAATTCTGGTCTAATCATCTTCTTAGCATAACGAGTCATTAAACCTTTTCTTGGAGTAAAGGTCTCAGGATCGTATACTAGAGGTGTCATCATCAATGGTACGTAAGGAGCATAAACTGCACCAGTTTCTAAGAATTGAGATCCTCTAAATCCTAACAAGATTGTATTTTCAGTCATATAAGGATTCTTATATACTTTAAATCTGTTAGCTAAAGATCCAACTCTCTGTACGCCCATGTTAAACTCTTGCTGATCTCCGTCAGTAGCAGCTGCATATCCAGGAATAGATTCTAGGATTGTAGCAACGTTTGGAGAACATACTAGGAAGTTTGCACCACCTCTTAGAGTTTTTTGGTGAATCTTGTTAGATACTTTTTGGATTTTAGTTCCTAAAGTTTGGAACCATTGTCCTTGAGTATTGTAGAAGTCAGAAGTAGAAGTAGTCCAAGTTGAACCATCCCATACTTTGTTATTCTCAGCACTCCATTTTTCAGTAGTACGTGCATCAGAGATCAACATATCAAGAATCTCAAGATCGATTTCCATTGAAATGTACTCACTTAATAGTGAAGTCAATTCAGCTTCTGCATCGATTGAGTGATATGCGTTAAGATCCTGTGCAAATTCTGGAGTCCATTGTGCTTTTAACTTACGTGTTTTAGCAACGATGGCTTCAGAAGCAAGTTTTACGTCAATCTCAGGAATTGTGATTGAAGTATCAACAGCAGCAGTAGAATCTGCTTCGAAGTCACCTCTATCATTATCAACTGGTTGTTTGTGGTAAGTAACTTGTACGTTATCACCATTATTAACACCGCCTGTAGTAGATTGTACGAATTTTAGATCTGAACCGTCAATTTTAGTAAACTCTGGGTAAAGAGCAACTGAACCAGATGTTAATCCGAATGCACGAATACCTAATGTATCGTATCCTGGGATAGATGATAAAGCTACTTTTACAGTTTCGTAAGATCCAGTATCAATTGATTGATCATAATCAACATCAGCAAGAGTTGCAGCAGCTACTGTTGCAGCAGCGACAGTTCCTGTAGCTTGGTTGATTGAGTAACCAAACTGTCCAGCACCGTAAAGACCTCCTGAAGGATCAACATCTACTCCCATTTTTACTGAAGCAGAAGATACGTTACCGTATAGGTTTTCTCCGTCATTACGTCCGTTAGTTGCAGTACCATATTTAAAGTCTAGATAGAATACTAGACCTGATGGTAGGTTCATTGGTTGTACAGATACGAAATCTTGTGCAACGATTTGTGCGAATACTTTACGTACTAATGGTAAAGCTACGCCAGCCCATTGTTCACCACCTCCGGCAGTAAAGTTAGCAGTTGAAGTACCAACGTTGTTAGCCTCCGCTACGATTTGTTTAGCTTGGTTTTCAAGGATTACAGCCATGTTACTTGCATGTCTTTCATCAGCGATACCTTCTAACAAACCTGAAGCTTGCCACTTCTCAGCCAAACGAGCAGCATCTTGTTGCATGCTCTTGTAGTTGTTTGAGCTTTCTAATAGGTTATTAATTTCCATGATTGTTTAAAAAATTATTTTATAATTCCAGCTAATTTTTGCATTCTACGAACAGTGTCAGAAACTTCATTTATTACTTCTGGTTTAGCAGCAGTAGTTCCTGTAGCTCTAGACGCCATTCCTTTTACTTTATTTTCAGCAACTGTTTCTTTTTTACTAGTAACTACATTTTCAGAAACTGTTTCAAAAACAAGTTTTACTTCTTTTACTGTTTCAGCTTTGTCGAAAGCAGCAATGATGTTAACTTTTTGAGCTTCACTTAGATTGTTAGCTTTAAAGATTTTGTTAACATACAATAGCTTAGAGTTAAGAAGATTAGTTTCGTGAAGATCTTTCTTAAGTTGCTCGATAGTTTCGAGAGCTTGGTTAAGTTCTTCTTCGTTAACTGTGCGATTGATGTTAGTACCTTGAGCTTGTGAATCAGCTGTATCTTGTACTTCAGTTGACTGAGCAGTTGATACTTCTTCTACACTTTCCTCATCATCACCTTCAGCTACAGTAGCTTCTAGTTCTGCAAGTAGTTCATCTAAATCAATCTCTTCATCTTCTTCTCCAGGTACATCAGCTGCAGGCTCCTCAAGTTCAGGTTCATCACCCATACCTTCGATATCGCCTCCATCCATATCAGCACCTAGCTCTTCTTCTCCGCCGCCGCCCATTTCTTGGGCAATGATGTCTCTAATCATGTCCTTAAACTGATCTACAGTTAAGTCTCCTAGATCTTCGTCACCATCAACGGCTTCTTCGCCTTCCTCTTCGGCAGGCTCTTCCATTTCAGCATCGTCATCAGATTCTTCTGATTCATCCTCTGCTTCGTCTTCTTCAGCTTCTTCCATTGCAGGCACCTCTGTAAGATCTTCCTCAATAGCTTCGTCTTTTTTATCGTCTTTAGCTTCGTCCATGTCGTCTGTTTCGTCATGTCCTTTAGCTTCATCAACTTCTTCTTCGACTTCGTTTACCACTTCTTCTACTTCTTCGGATTTTTCTTCCATTTCTTGTAGTTTAGCAGCTAACATGTCTTTTAGGTGAGGAGTTAATGACTCTTCTAAAGCTTCTTTAGCGTTAGCAATTGCGGCTTCACGTACAGATTTTGCTTCAGCAATAGCTTGCTTGAATAAATCCTTGTTTGCCATTTAAAATTTTGGGATTTCTACGATTATTAGAATCGTAATAGATGTTTATATTTTGTTAAATACAGTTACTTGTCTGTATATTCGTATATAAATATATATGAAAACAAAAAACCCGCCAAAAAAGGCGGGCTATATTAAAATGAGTGTAGCGATGTGATTCTTAGGAATCTAAAATATCTTTGATTTCATTTTTAAAAGCTTCTTCTTTGGTAATTTTTACCCCTTCTTCAAAGCCTTGATCTCTTTTCTTACGAGCAATTGCAGATCCAGCATCTTTTGAAAAACTCTTCCATGCTCTACAAATTTTGTTATCTGGATTTGCTTCACAGTAATCTGTAGCTTTTAGTTTTGCAGCAACTGCTCCGCCAAGACCAGCTACGTATGATGCTAGCATACCAATCTGAGAAGGGTCTAGATTTTGTACTAGATCGATTAAATCTGTAGCAGCTTGCTCATCGATTTGATCTTCCTCGATAGTCTCTCCTTCTGCAGCTACATCAGCTTCATTTTTCTTTTTCTTGTGTCCATGATGACTTTCAGTAAGTACCTCTAAATCTTCAACAGGAATATTTTTTACTGTCTTATTACCTGTCTTAAAGAACACGTCGTAGTGAGATACTGAATGTGTTCCGTCAGCATTTTCTACTAATGTATGTGCTTCATCTAAGCAGATTCCAAATCCATAAGTTTCATGGACTACATGTGCTGCACAGTCATGATCAAATCCTGGTGCAGTTTCTTCTATGTTTTCGTCTTTAGCTTTTTTTCCTTCGGCTATAAAGTTTCTTAAATCGAAATTTGTATACTTGCTCATTTTAATTAATGTTTGTTTATATATAAATATGTATGTTTTTAGTAAATACTGTCTATTCTTTGTTGCAGTGTGAGTTTAGACTCTTTGGTAGGTCTGCTGCATGTATTCCAAGCAGGTTTAAAATTTTTTATAAGTGATTGTACTACGTTTTGTTTTTCAGAGTTTAGTTTTTTTGCTGCAGCGTCTGCATATTCTTTAGCTCTTTTTGATTTCATGTATGCACTCAAAGTACTAAACATACCTGTTAATAAATTGCCTCCTCCTACTTTTGAGAGTAAAGCAGTTATTGGAGCTTGAATACCTGCCATTTGTACTCCTCCGGATGCTGCTGCTGTAGCAAGACTACCACCAGCGATTATAGTAATTACTTTTATAAGAAAAAATGCTACCAAACTAATATAAAGTATCGATACTACTATTTTAGCAAAAGGTTCTAAACATTTAATTTGATCTTCAGTAGGTTTCAACGTTTTATACTTAATTCTAGCAAAAAAAGCTGCAAACCCTCGATAACCGAATGTTTTGTAGAGCCAGGATGCAAATGCTTTTACTGCTGCTCCTATCTTTTTTACTGATTGAGGTATATATTTACTTACTTGTGAAGAATATTTGCCGATAATTTTTGACACTTTATTGTTTATGAAATTAAAAAAAGTGCTAGATTCAGTTGCTGCAGTCCAGAAATCTTTTATATTACCCATAAGACTTAAAAGATCTTTGAAACCGAATTCGTTGATAAATGCACGTTCTTGTTTGATACTACTGTAAAACTCTAGGTTTAGTTTTAAATCTTCTTTAAGTTCTTGATTATTTTTAGCTTCAGAGATAGAAATATTATGGCTTTCTACAACCATAGAGGCTACCATTATTTGCTCTTCTCTTGTAAGTGTCATTACGCTCTTAAGATGTCGTTGATAATACTATCAAGACTATGGAATTTAGATACTTTTACTTTACCTTCTTGAAGTGATACTGGGTTCATAAATGCTCCATGAGTTGAAGGATTTGATACAAAGTCCCAACATACTAGTTCGAAATCGTCTTGTACCTCTAAATGACCTTCATTTGTTTGTTGGACTGATCCAGTACCTCTAGAAGAGATACCGATAGTGTGTCCAGCTTTAATAATTTCTTTTACAATGTTACCTGCAGGAGTATTTAAAAGCTCTACTTTACCCATTAAATCATCCCCCTTCCAATATAGATCTTTTACTATATGAGAGGCGTTCTTTAATGATACAACAGGTGATTCTGGATGATCTAATTCCCCAAAAGCATTTCCTCTTTTGACAAAATCTTCCATATATTTCTGAGCTTCTCTTTCTAGAATTTCTTTTTTATAAACTCTACCGTTTTGGTTTTCTGCTTTTGCTCTTTGCATAACTCCCTCAACCTCAAAAACTCCAGGACGTCCTTTTGCTTCTCTTATGGTAGGTCTAAATGGCGTAACATCTACTAATAATTGTGCCATATGTTAAAAGTTTGGAGTGAATATTGTAGATTTAGGCTCTTCTTCTATTTCAGTTTCTCCTAATGGTCTTTCTCCAGAATTATGAGCATCTACGTCTGCTTGTGTAATTGTACGTACTTTTGGTAGTTCAATCTTTTTGAAGAAACTACCACCTTTTATTACTTTACTTAAATCTTGTTTAAATGCAGACTCTAAACCTGGAGCAATAAACCCACCGATTTTGAGTCCTTCTTCATTTTCAAAACCACTAGTTTTTTCAAATACCTTAGCTATCTTATCAGACATCTTATCGTAAAAAGATTCTATTTCTGTTACGATATTTTCCAATTCATTTACTACTGGTTTAACACCTGGAAAGGATTCATATCCTTCTGCCCAATCAGCTAACTTAACAGTAGCAGCTTCATTTATCAAAGTCTTTTTAATAATAGACTTAATAGCTTCTTTTAACTGCGCTTTCTGTTTATCGTTTTTTTCTTTAGCTTTATCGTAAGTAGATTTTTTACCAGCTAGTCTATCTTGAGTATGAGCTTGTTGCATTCTTTTCATTGCATAGCTCTCATCTTTACCCATAGCTTTTTTGATAGCTTTATCTTTAGCAGCCATATAATCGTCAGAATCGATGTCTCCATCTCCGTCGTGATCTTTTCCTTGCTTTTCATGAACTTGATCATCGTAGTCGTAACCGCCTTCCTTATAGGCAGCCATGAATGATTTAACAAAGTTATCCTGATCTTGTCCTGCATCATGATGAGTCATAGCTAACTCTCTAGCCATTTCTTCTGCATCTTCAGGAGTATAATTAGCTAAAATATTTTCATTATCGATAAAAGCAATATATCCGTCTTTAGAGGAAAAATCAATACCTTCTTCTGCTTCTCTCATATCAGAAGGACCTTCGTAGTTAGCATCGACATAATTGTGAAACTCATCCATTGGATCAGCTCCATCTAAAATATCTTGTCCATGCATATCAATAAAGTCATCAATAATACCTGATGTTACTTCTGGATGCATTGCTTTGATTTGTTTTACTGCTGCAAGAAGGGTTGGATTAGAAAGTTTTTCAGTTAATCTTTCTTTTAGTTTAGATTCATCTTGATGAGGATAATCATGATCATAAGAATCTTGATCATTTTTGGCATCTTCTTCTTCGTCTTCGTTTATACCTTCTTTTAACGTAGCTTTTTTCATATCGTTAAAAGTATCTTTATCTAAGGCTCCTCTCTTAACTTCTTTTTCTTTGTCGTGCTTATCTACTTTATTAGATTCACCAGACATTAAGTTAAGATAATGGTTAGCATCTTTTTCTAAATTACTCTTAGCCTTGTTTTCGGCTTTTAAATAATCTTCAGGAGATACAAAATCATTTGGTAAATCTTTACCCATGGATTGAAGTTCAATTCTTATACCTCTTTCCAATGCATCTAATGAGTATGTTAATGCAGGTCTATCGTCGTATACTTTCACTCCAGAGAAGGCTTTTTGAGGAGCTTCGTATAGCATACCTTTATTCTTTAGGATTTGAACTGTACTGTCAAACCCGTCATATTGAGAAACGTACATAGGGTACGATTGTCTCATTTGTCGGACAAATTCTCTCTTAGCCATATTACCTTCATTTACGGCTCTATACTTTTCTGTTACTGTTTTTGCGTTCATATTATAAGTAATCAAATCCTTTAGTATGTGATGGTCGTTTAGGACGACTAACCTGTTTGAAACCTATTTGTTTAAGTGTCTTTTTTGCTCTTGTTGCTTTTCCAAACATATGTGGAGTCCCATAAACAGGTCCATCACCTGCTGCCATAGATGCTCCGCCAACATTTGTAACATTAGCTTCATCAAGCTCTTGCATTACTTCTTTAACTATTTGAACTAACTGTGATCTTGTCATTAAAGTGACTTTAGTTCATTCACTAAATCGTAATACTGCATAAGGTTAACTAGATGGTTGTCTGTTATTTTCTCTTTATTACTAAGAGGTTTAATCTTCTTTGCAACTTCATCTAGTTTAATTCTTACTACTTCATCTTTTACCTTAACTGTTAACTTCCTAAC